GAATTTCTTGCTAGAGTAGAGAAAGACCAAGGTCAAGTAGTATTTTTCGCTATGAGTGTTCCTGATTATGAACTAATGGCGTATAATACTCAAGAGCTCAAGCGTTATATAAACGAGCTCAAAGAGGTAGTTATATACTATAGGAAAGTAACTACCGAATAAGGAGACTAGTATGATAGAATTCTTTCAATGGGTGCAAGCCCTAATCGCAATTGTGCCAACCATAGTGTTGTGTGCATCTGCAATAGCGGCATTAACACCAACCCCACTTGATGATGGGTGGATGAAAAAAGTCTACAAAGTATTAGATTGGTGCGCACTTAATGTGGGCAGAGCAAAGGATAAATAATGTCAGAGGCAGTCGATAACAGAAACGAGGTAAATATAGACCTCGAGAAGTATATGTCATTAGTTGATAAACTCGACTCCGCTGAAGATACTATATCTGCTCTCAAAGCAGAAGCTGAAGCAGCAAGAAAACAACTTGCTCCACCAAAGAGAAAGTTTATGGATTTGTTTTTAGACGACAATGACATAAATGAGAAGTCTATTATAGGCTTCTTATCCTTCTTTCTTATGTTCGTATTCGGAACTTGTGACTTAATCACAGCGTTTTGGGGAATGGACTTACTAATCAGTGACACCATCTACACTTCGTTTGTAGTCGTGACACTAGGAGCATTTGGTATTTCGGAAGCAGGAAAAGCTTTCGGGAAATAATTATCTCAATGGTTAAAAGTCGAGCTTACTCTTAGTTCGACTTTGACCTTCTACAACTCCACCTCAATATAAACCTCACTAAAAATAAGTCTTGACAACGGGTCAAAATTTCTGTATAATAGATTTATGAATTTATTTTACTTAGACGAGAATTTAGACGCATGTGCGGAAGCTCATGTAGACAAACATATCGTCAAGATGCCACTAGAGGCTGCACAGCTTCTATGTACGGCAGTCTGGGTGGATTCAGTCTTAGGTTTCGTTCCGAGAGCATTAAATAAAGAGGAAACTCGCGAATTAAATATTCGCAAGTCAGAAATTAAACATTTGCCAATGGAGGAGAGACCTTTGACACCTTACCTTCCTATGATGTACAACCACCCATGTACTATTTGGACTCGATCATCGCTTGATAATTTCGAATGGGTTCACTGTTATGCAAACGCCCTCAACGATGAATATTATTATAGATACGGCAAGCAGCATAAGTCAGTGGTGGAAGTTATCAACCGATTACCAGAACCCAAAAACATGCCTAGACTTGGAATGACGGAGTTCCTACTAGCCATGCCTGACGAGCTCAAATTGGAAGGTAATCCGATTTTATCATATAGAAACTATTACCACTTAGATAAGGCAACATTTGCCAAGTGGTCACATCGTGAGAAACCTCATTGGTGGAATGAAGATTACGCAGATTATGAACAAAGGATAACAGCAAAATGAAAATAACAATTTATGGAAAAGACAATTGCACTTACTGTACTATGGCTAAAAACTTAGCTGAGAGTAAAGGTGCTGAAGTTAGATATTTAAGCATGGGAAAAGACTATACTGCTCAAAATTTTATGGCAGAGTTTCCTGGTGCTAGAACATTTCCACAAGTAGTATTTAATGGAAGAAAGGTTGGTGGCTACGCTGCATTAGTAGAGCTACTAACAAATGAGGAGTAGTAATGAAAGCTATCAAAACATCAGACGGACAAACTAGAGTTGTAAACGATGGTACAAATATAGATGAAAAAATCAAGACTTCAGTAAGATGGAGAAAACAAATTAAACTATTAAAAAATAACAAAATAACCAAAGTATTTAGAGCATGGAAGTAAACAAGAACAAATTTAACGAAGAAGAAGCATTACTAATTATTCAGAATCACATTCGACAAACCTATCAAGCACACTATAGTATGAATAAAATTCAGTCTACTGAGTTTATATTTGATAGTGGCCATGGAGAAGGGTTTTGTTTAGGAAACATTATTAAGTATGCTCAAAGATACGGAAAGAAAGACGGAAAAAACAGAGACGATTTATTAAAGATAATACATTATGCAATTATGTTGCTAGGGAGCGAAATTGATAAAAAGTAAATCATATGAAAAATTAACTGATGATAATATCAGTAGAGTAAGTAAACTACTTGAGGATGCTAATCCTATCACAAAGAAGGAAGCATGTGGTATTCTGAACATAAGGTATAACACGACCAGACTTCAGAAAATTATTGATGACTGGAAGGACACACAGGAGTTCAAGGCAAGAAGAAAAGCCATGAACAAAGGCAAGCCTGCAAGTAGAGATGAAATCAAAACAGTAGCACAAATGTATGTAGAGGGGTACAATGTATCCACTATTGCAACGTCCATCTACCGATCCCCCGCCTTTGTAAAGAACATCATTGAGAGAATTGGAATACCAATGAAACTTGCTGATTCAGATTATGAAGCCAGAAGGAGAGCAATGTTACCCGAACAATGTGTAGCAGACACATTCCAAGAGGGAGAGGTAGTATGGGCAATTAGAAAGAATTATCCTGCAAAAGTTATTAAGGAGCAAAGCCCTGAAAACGCAGAACAAAGAGGATATAAACTCTTTCTAGTATATACTATTGAATGTACTGATTTAAGTGATACATTTTTCCCGCATTTAGAATATGCTGGAAAGTACGCTGTTCAACCTGCTTATGAGCTAGGAAGTTTAAAGCATTTGGAGCAGTATGGAGTTAAGTTTATTTAATGTACTATTGGCAATATATTTGTCATCAGTACTAATGTTAATGATGAGGTTATGGTGGCCTATTCATAATTATATGAAAAGGGCATACCCTGACCATGCAACCACAAAATGGTGGCCGATTGTATTTGTTATACATTTAGTAGGATTTATTATAGGCGCGCCTCTTTTATGGGGGTGTATATTAAGTGATGAGTTGCAAGATAGATTCGTAACGAAATATCTAGTGACCATAATGGAAGGAAAAGAATGAATTATTTATTTACAGCATTGATTAAAAAGTTAGAGGGAGAGGCAGAAGTTGCAAAAGCAAATCTTCTCACTTACCAACGAAATTCAGTAGGTATTGGGGAACACCCTGATATCGTAGAAGCTATGGAAACTCAAGTAGCAAAAATAGCTGAAGCAGAGGACAAAATAAATGCAATCAAAAAGCATTTTTCATAGGAAGTATAAAATAGTTCTTGACAAGTCCTTAAATTTTTATTATAATATATTTATATTATGAGTGATAGATATTATTTACAGATGAAGCAAGCAACAGGGTGGTGTCCCGGCATGCCAGAATCTTACAAAAACAGGAGAAGAAAAATGTCAACTTGGACAGATGAAACAAAACAAGAAGCTGTGGATATGTATGTTGAGGAAAACCCAACACCAGAAAACAGCATGGAAATAGTTGCAGACATTGCTGAGCAACTAGGACAAACACCTAATGGAGTCAGAATGATTCTAACAAAGGCTGGAGTCTATGTCAAGAAAACCCCTGCAGCTAAGTCTTCAGGCGGATCAACAGGTGGAACAAGAGTATCAAAAGCTGACGCTCAAGATGCATTGTCATCTGCTATTAGTGACGCAGGTCATGAAGTAGACAGTTCTATTGTTGAAAAACTAACTGGTAAAGCAGCACAGTATTTTGCTGACATTATCAACAAAATAAACGAGTAATTGTTTTTACCCCGACTAGCTCGGGGTATTTTTGTATCTAAAATATTGACCTTAAGTTAAAAAGAAGAAAATTTTCAACTATTAACTAAGGAGCGATATGAAAAAGAAAGAGTTCATCGAAAAGATGGACATAGCAGGAGATGCAATAATTACTTATAGAAGTCAAAATAGTCGCAAACTAAAGTATAATGTGTGTACTATGGACTTTGACAATAAGTATATACAATCGAAGAGGACTAGGGCAAAAGAAGGTCAACATACTGTACTATGTTTTTGTTGGGATACTGATTCTTATAGAATCCTTGTACCAGACAATGTTACAAGTATAGTACCATTAAATAAGGTGATAAGAAATGAACCTATATGATGCCCCCGCTAAATATGAGAAAGTAATCTCAATCAATGAGGATAACTCGGAGCAAGTAAGACTAGTAGTAAACAGTTTTAGAGGTAAAGAGTATCTACATCTTCGTAAATACTACCAAGACTTTGATGAAGAATGGAAGCCTTCAAAGGACGGTATAGCTATGTCTATTGATTTTGAAAACACAAGAGGTCTTTTTGAAGGACTCGTAGAAATTATTTCTTTAGCAGAGTCTAAGGAAATACTTGAGAGAGAATTTTCTGATCTTATTAACCAAACTTACCAATCATAAAATAGTTCTTGACAAATACTTAAAATCTCTGTATAATATATATTATGATTTATAAAGGAAGTATGAACTATGACCAACATGGTCGCAAACGAAAGAATAGATTAAAGACTAAGAGGAAGTCGTCTAACGGGTCAGGACAGTGGGTTAGCCTACAGGTGCAGGATCATTCCCTGCCTTCCTCACCCAAGATACCTAGTGCAGAACCTATACCATATAGTCCTGCCAAAGATACTTCATACAAAAAGGAAATAAGCAAACAATATACTGTAAGTATTCCTTATAACAAAGGAGCTTATCAAGTTATACCAAAAGATGAGGTAAAACACATTGGAAAATAATATAGTAAAAAAACTATGGGAATCCGAAGAAATAACTTTCACAGAATTTTGTAAAAGTAAGACTGCGGTAGAACTTAGAGAACTTTTCTATCCTACAAAGGAAATCGAAGACGAAGAATTTAGGAATGTAATAGTGCCTGAAGGTCTTTTAAAAGAATATTCAGTTTCTAGGAGAGGAATTGTGCTTAGCCATAAGAATAATAAAACAAGAAAAATCTCATGGAGTGTTAGAGATAAAGGTAGAAAATATCCTACTGTGACTTTATGTCATGATTCTGTAACTAACTTTGCTTCTGCCGTTCGTCACACTGTACATAAACTAGTAGCTTTAACTTTTTGGGAAGAAGTAAAACTTCCTGACTATATGTATGAAGCAGGTTGGTCTACTTGGTCTGCAGAACTAAAGTTTAAATTTTTAAGTGATGTTCTGGTTATAGACCATATAGACCAAAATTCATGGAACCCACATGTAACTAATCTACAGTTCACAGACAGTGCTAGTAACACTAGAAGTGGGAACAAAGGAAACAGTAAAATACAGAAAACAGGAGCATATAGCCAATGATATCAGATTTAGTAAGAAAAGCATCCGAGGAGTACTATAAAGGTACACCTATTATGTCAGATGAAATGTATGACCATTTATTATCTATAACAAATATAGAAGATATAGGTTATTCAGATAACTCTGAAAAGAGATTTCCACATATGTACCCTATGTTTTCCCTTCAAAAGATTTGGGAAGGAGAGAGTAGGCCAACTTGGAAAACAGCAGTTGCTAGTCCTAAGTTTGATGGTGCAGCTATAAGTATACTGATTGCTGATGGGAAGATACAAAAGATACTTACTAGAGGAGATGGAAAAGAAGGATTGGATATTACGAGACTAATGTCTACAAAACTTCCAACAACCTTTCCAACCAAAGATATGTATCAAATCACGGGGGAGGTAATTGCTCCTAAAGAAATACCTAATGCTAGAAATTATGCAGCAGGTGCATTAAACCTAAAGAGTGTTGAAGAATTCAAGGCTAGAGAAGTACAGTTTGTTGCTTATGGTATAGAGCCTAATCCAACAGATGAGTATAAAACAGACTTAGAGTTTATACACTCATTAGGTTTCGATACAGTTATGACCTTATCTAACCCCGATAACTTTCCACAAGATGGAACAGTTGTAAGAATGTATAGTAATAAAGATTTTTTCAACGCTGGATTTACTTCGCACCACCCACGAGGAGCCTATGCCCTTAAAAAGAGGGAGACAGGAGTTGCCACAACATTATTAGATGTAGAATGGCAAGTAGGCAAATCAGGTGCGGTATCTCCAGTTGCAATCTTAGAACCAGTAATGGTAGAAGATGCAATGGTTAGTAGAGCAAGTTTACATAACAAGGCAATCATAGAAGCACTAGATTTAGAAATCGGGTGCCAAGTAGAAGTAATAAGAGCAGGAAAGATTATTCCTCAAATACTCAGGAGAGTTGAATGATGATTATGGTAGAAGGTCCTAAGCTACATGAGTTTAGACAGGACAATAGAAAAGCAGAAGTATACAGACATAACAAAGGTTTTGTAGTTAGAATGTTTGATAATGGTTTATGGCTAGAAGATAGAGTCATAGAAAATCATTCAGAAAGCTATGCAGAAGAATGCGCTGAAAACTTTGTTATAGGAGTAATACATGCCTAACTTTGACCCTAAAGAAATAAAGAACTCTAAAAGAATCTACAAAAGTGCTACACCTAAACAAGACCTTTCATGGTATGTTAAGTGGGTATCAAGTGTAATTCTTATCGGAGCTTTCTCTGTAAGGTCAACACAATCTTACCCATTTCTTGACCTATGCTTATCCTTTTTTGGAGTAGCAGGTTGGTTATGGGTAGGAATACTGTGGAAAGATAGAGCATTGATTATTCTTAACGCAATTGCAGTATTCATATTGTTTAGCGGTTTAATTTCACACTTCGTATCATAGTGAGCGGAGTATATAACCAAACATACTTCGACAATCGTCCTCTTGAAAAAGAAAGGGACGGAGTTTTGTATGGTGTAATTTTAGTAAACACTAAAACATGGGAACGAGAGTGCATCAAGGTAGGTATAGCTAGTGGGAAAGATTGGAGACACGTAATCAAACGAAGTCGAGGATTTAAATACTACGATTTAAGAATACAACGAACTTACCACGATACTATATATAACTGCTGGAAGTTTGAACAAGAGCTTCATGCTAAGTATAAACATGACAGCTATGCTCCAAAAATTAAGTTTGGAGGACATACAGAGTGTTTCAAAATTTCGTCCTTAATTCTACAGGACTTCCCAAAAAATAAATCTTGACAAATGGTCAAAATCTTAGTATAATATATGTATATTTTGAGAAAAGAGATGATAACAATACCAACAGAATGTCCGAGTTGTAATTCAAGTCTAAAACTTGTTAAGGATATTTTGTATTGTTTGAATGACCATTGTCCTGCTAAGTGGGACAAACGGGTGGAAGGCTTTGCCAAACACCTCAAAATCAAAGGCTTAGGGCCTTCAGCTATTCAGAAGCTACAGATTCAAGATTTTCATGACCTCTACTCCTTATCGAGTGAAGAGATGTCTGACTGCCTTAATTCTGATAAACTTGGTGAAAAGTTATACCTAGCGATTGAGCAATCTAAAGAGTCTGGGTTAGAAGAACTTTTACCAGCATTTGGTATTCCACTTGTTGGTAGATCGATAGCTTCTAAACTATGTGCAGTCGTAGATGACATCAGTCAAATAAACTGGGACACTTGTCGCCGAGCTGGGCTGGGGCCTAAAGCCACTCAGAACATTATTGATTGGATTAATAACGAGTTCTATTCTAATGAATACGACAAACTACCTTTCTCTTTCAAGAAAAAACAAAAAAGTGTAAGAAAAGAGAGTAAAGGAGTCGTCTGTATCACAGGAAAACTCAAAAGTTATCCTACAAAATCAGCTGCTACAGCAGTGCTAGAGCAAGCTGGTTATACAGTAAAAAGTACTGTGACAAACGCCGTTACAATACTAATTAATGAAAGTGGCATTGAGAGTACAAAAACTACCAATGCTAGAAATAAAGGCGTAAGAATAATTGAAAACATTAAGCATTTATTAAAGGAGACATAAATGGCATTACCAAAGTGGACAGACGAGAGAACCGATCAACTGGTTAACTTTGTCGGTGAAGGACCAATATCTCAAGCTCAAGTTGCAGAAGCAGCTGACGAGTTAGAAACATCAACAAGAAGTGTTTCTTCTAAATTGAGAAAAATGGGCTATGAAGTTGAATTAGCTTCATCATCAGCAAGCAAAGCTTTTTCTGATGAGCAAGAAGCAACTCTACAAAATTTTGTAGAAAACAACAGCGGAACATATACATACGCTGAAATAGCAGAGAATTTTGAAGGTGGAGCATTTAGTGCAAAATCTATTCAAGGTAAAATTCTTTCTATGGAATTAACTGGCCATGTTAAGCCAGCAGAGAAAGTTATCACACCGAGAACTTACTCTGAAAGCGAAGAAGCAACATTTATCGAAATGGTAAACGGTGGTTCTTTCGTAGAAGAAATTGCAGATGCTTTAGATAGAAGTGTAAACTCTATCAGAGGTAAAGCTCTTTCTTTACTTAGAAGTGGAGACATTGGCTCTATTCCTAAGCAAAAAGTTACTAAAGGTTCAAGCAAAGCTGACCCTTTTGCTGACTTAGAAATTGCGTCTTTAACTGTAGACGAAATTGCTGAAGAAATCGGTAAAACTGTAAGAGGTGTTAAAACTATGCTTACAAGAAGAGGTCTTGCATGTGCAGACTATGATGGATCAGCTAAAAAAGAAAAATCAGTTAGCTAATTAAAACTAGATTAAGAGGGGGCGTTCATTCGCCCTTTCTTTTCGTTCATTTTTGGGAGAAACATGACACTAGCTTCGGCTTTACTACATCAGATACTATCTAACTCCGAAATATCAGTTTGGACAGAACTGAAGGAACTTTATTTACCTTCAGAATATAAGTCGCTATGGAAAATAATCAATTCACATGTCGATAGATATGGGAACTTACCTTCATTCGAAGACTTAAAATACGAGATTAGGGATTCCAAACTACAGGAAATGGTCTACGCGATAGAATCAGTAGAAACCGAAATCGATGCAATGACATTGCTAGATTATCAAAAGAATGAGTTCACACAGAACGAAATTCTATCCCAAATAGATTCGTTTGTAGATGAAACAATTGCTTTCTCTACAGCGGAGGAGAACTTAGAATCACTACAAGAAATAGTGGTCGAGGTCTCCGAAAAAGTCGATACTACTCCACCAAATGAAAACATGGCAAAAATTGAACTGTTCGACCCAGAGGAAGAACTGGGCAAGTTTGTCACGTTAGGATTAAATCAGGAGTATGATCTCGACTTTGCTTTTTCTCCCAAAGATTTGGTGCTAGTGGGAGGGAGACGTGGTGCAGGTAAATCTATTACATGTGCTAACTTGGCAAACAACATTTATGAGAAAGGGCGTTCAGCTCTTTACTTCACTATCGAAATGGATAGCAGACAGATTTTGCAACGTATCTGTGCACTCGGTGCTAATGTACCAGTGAATAGACTGCAAAGAAAGAATCTATCCCAAGATGAGTGGAATCGAGTAGCAAAGTGGTGGTGTGATCGTTATCAAGATAGTGAGGACTTACTCACTGATTTCTACACACATAGAAAGTTTGATGACTTACACTCCAAGCTTATCAGAAACCCTCTGAGAGAGGACAAACAGATTGAGATCGTTTACGATCCCATGCTGACTATTGGTAAGATTGATGCAGTACTCAAAACAAAAATGAATCAGTTGCCAGATGTTGGTATTATAATAGTTGACTATCTAAACCAAGTCAAACGATCACTAGCCTCAGGTCGCCAGTATGAATGGACAGAACAAATCGAAGTCAGTAAGACTTTGAAATCTATGGCTCAAGAGTATGAGTGCATGGTGTTCTCTCCATATCAGACTGATGCCACAGGAGAAGCTAGATTTGCAAAGGGTATTCTCGATGCTGCTGATGCAGCTTACAGTCTTAATGCTTGGTCACAAGAGGATAGTTGTATGACCTTTAGTTGTCAGAAAATGAGAAGCGCACAAATGAGAGACTTTACTTCAGAAATGGACTGGGAGACATTACGAATCGGGCCTACGTCTGTTATGAACCCTGAAGAAAGACAAGAGATGAAAGAAAGCATGAATACAGGAGAAGCTATCAATGAATTGTAAAATAGGATTTACATGTGGTGCTTTTGATTTACTTCATGCCGGTCACGTAGTAATGCTTAAAGAAGCAAAGGATAATTGTGACCATTTAATAGTAGGATTACAAACTGATCCTTCTATAGATAGGCAAGAAAAGAATCAACCAGTACAGTCAGTATATGAACGATATGTTCAACTCAGAGGAGTAAAGTATATAGATGAGATTATACCTTACGATACAGAGCAAAGCTTACTGGATTTATTAGAAGCTACAGAAATACATATTCGCTTTGTTGGAGAAGACTATGTAGATAAATATTTTACAGGGAAAGGATTACATGAGGTTTGGTATACAAACAGAAAACACTCTTTCTCTACAACAGAGTTAAGGAATAGAGTAAATGAAAGATAGACATGGAGGGATTAATTTATTAATATCATGATTTTATACACAGAAAAACAATTAAAAATAGCTTACGTTAAATATGTAAGAGAACTAGAAAAACAAAACTACACAGGACAAATAAATATACCAGTTCCGTGTTTAGAAGAGTTTAGAAGAATGTACGAAGAAAATATGGAGAATTACTATTGGAAGCAGTAAATTTATTAACAGATAAAGGTATTGACTATGAATTGTCGGGTAAAGATGCGGTTATAAAGTGTCTAAATCCTGAACATGATGATAGCAATCCTAGTATGAGAGTTGACAAGGTGACAGGAATGTTTCATTGTTTCTCATGTGGATTCAAAGGTAATTTATTTACACACTTCGGTGCACCTCAATCTCCACTAGAAGTTAAAAGATATATGCTAAAAGAAAAGATTGCTGAGAAGAAAGCTTCTGCAGTTGGAATCAAAATGCCTTCTGGTGCAGTTATGTATAATGGAACTCTAAGAAATATAAGTGCAGAAACTTTGAAGATATGGAGTGCATTTACATGGGAAGACGGAGATAAATTTGCGGGTAGAGTTATATTTCCAATAAGAGATATAACAGGTA